TGGTTCCGCGATAAACATTAAAACCCGTTGCCGTCGACGACAAGCTGAGGCTGATGAGCGTAACCTGGTTTGTGTTTGTAGCCGCTGGAATAATCGCTGCCACCGTGAAGGACAACCCACTCTCGGCTCCGCTTGAGTCCAATGCGCTGAAGGCGTAATAAAGCGTCTGGTCGCCGGCTATGGTTCCTCCAGTTGTATTAATCTGCGGATTGAGCCCGACTAACGGAACACTAACCCCGGTCACGGTAGACTTAGCCGGCACCGAAAACGCCACGGTTAGTTGCACTGCGACACTGCCGTCGCTGGACGCAATGTCTGACTGCGTGATCCCGAACTGTGGATTTCCATTGCTGTCAAGAACGCTGCCAATCAGCGGCCGGGGCACGCCAATCGAGAAATTGGGCTGCCGTCCCAGACCCGCGACACCCGCGTCGGCCGCCGCGTACCACGCGTCGTCATGAATCTGTGCTGAGATCGTCGCGGTTCGATAGTTCAGACTTGGCGATATTTCAGTAATCCGAAACGGCTGCCGGCTGTAACCCTCTTTCGAGTAAGTAAGCGTGATGATGTCGCCGGGCCTTAATCCCACCGCCTTTACGCTGGTGTCGAATTGGATGTATGTGTTCCCGTCCACGGACTTATAGAGTTGCAGGGCCGCCGCCCGGACAGCTTGGTCGAGATTTGGCAGCCCCAGAGCCGCCAGTGAAACGACCACATCTTGCCCGAACAACTGCGCGTCATTTACATCCACCAGAGAGAGGCTGTCCTGCTGGTATTGATTGAACTCGTCCTGAAATTCTACGGTGTACCGGTTGGGCGAGTCGGCCGCGTCGATCGAAGATACCGTTAGACTAACTTGGCCATTCGCGTTTCGCAAAATGCCGGAGAACTCATTGTCCCCAAACTCGTAGGCCGGCCAGCCCCCGTTTAAAGTCTCGGTGCTGTTACTCCCGGGCGCCTGCGTCGGCTGCTGGGCCGCCAAAGTATCTTCCACGTTGAGTTGCAGCAGCCCCGCGGAACTGAAAATCAGATAAAGTCCGCAGGCGTTCCTGATGCCGCGCACCACGTCTCCCGCGCTTCGGCGATTGGTCAATATCAAATTGCATTGATAGCGCGGGATCAGCGTGGCGTTGCCGTTCAGATTCACGGTGGAAACCAGCGCCTCACAGACCGCTGCTGCCGCGGCGAAGCTGGGTAAGTCCAATTCGCCCAGGCCCCAGCCGCTTCGGCTAAGAACATCCGCTAACACCCAGGCGGGATTATTCGTAAAAACATTATTCAGGAAGTTGCCGTTGCTATCGAACTCTGCCAGTTGCAGCCCCTGCACCAACACCTGGATGCTGGGAAGTGCGTTACCGTTCGAAATGTTGTTCGGCACCACCACGGACATGAAGGCCATGCTTCCGTAGGGATCTCCCAAAGGATTCCCAGATGAATCGCTGAAGTCCGGATTGAAATTGCCATTCCGCGTTCCCAGGCTGATGACGTTGTACCAACCCGTTCCCGTCATGTTCTGCCCGGCGACCCCGGCAGGGATCTCGATATTGTTCACGATTACCGTAACGACGCCCGTAATCAAACCCTCGCCCAGTAACACCTCGAAATGCGTCAGGTTTCCGTCGTTCCGCGCCAGGACCACCGGCGGTTGGTACCATCCCGTCCCATAGATCAACGGGACGTAATCGTTGTATAGCGCCTGATTCGGGAGCGGGTTGGAAACATGCGTGCCTCGCTCACCGTAGGTCCGGACAACGATCGAAGCAGGAACGAATTCTATTCCTCCAAACCGGCGCGTCACGTTGTTTGCATTGTCCGTGCTGAACATCCCTCGCTGTTGACACTGCGTGCGGGTAAAATCGCAGGAGGTGTACGCCGCACCGGCATTCAGGTTCCCGACACCGCCGGTTTGATCCGCCGAATATCCACAACGATAGAAGGGTGAGAATTCTCCTAGCGCTCCGCCGCTCACTGCCAACAGGCGTTGCGCAGCCGTTGCCGGGAACGTCCACGGACAACGCTTCTGGATGCTCATGTCGGGTAGATATACGCGCGTCAGGTTCAAGCGATTGGTGAAACTCAGCCGCAAGCTGGATTCAGTGGACTGGTCCGGTGAGTTCGCGATGCCCCGAAAAGCAATCACGCTGTCTGACGCCACTACACTATTGATCAAATCAAAAAATAAGAAAGTGACCGTCAGCTGCGAGCCCTTCCAACCAATGTTTTGCTCAATCGGAGAAAGAAACGAATCTGCGTTGGCCAGCGTGATGGAAAGCTTCGCAACTGCGTCCGTAGTCGCGTCCGGAGACGACTTGATTTCGAATATGTTGTGCTTCAGAACCCTTGCTAAATAGGCATTGCCGTTGACAGTGACATTATGAGTACTCCATCGTTCCACGTCGCCGGACGTAAGCGTACAGTCAAACAGAAATAGCGGTGTACCCGGCACCTCCTGCTCTTTCAAGCTGACAATAGTACCCATTCCCGGTTAACCCTCCGCCAGATTGCTCAGTAAGCTAACCGAACAGGAATTCTGATCCGGCGCGCTCGTGGTCTGTGTAAGTGAGTCAGAATCGAACCGGGTATTTGGATAGACACCAGCCTGGTTTGTAGTCTTCTTGTAATAACCGGCCGCCGGCTGCGGCTCGGCCTGCGCGCCAAAAGCGACAACGCTGGCCCCGGCCGGTAACTGCAAACCAAAGCTGATGCCGCTCTCCTGCAAGGAAAGGCTACCCGCCATTATCGCCCGAGTCCAGGAAGAACCGGTCTGAACCTGCGTGAGCGATTCTTGTCCTGTAGCAGAAAACAGGATCTGAATAGCCGATGGCGCATTCGAACGTACATAAATGCTGCAACAATATTGGAACCAGCTTGGTCCCGCGATGCCCTGCACGATGCGCTGCGTGGTTTGTGCCGTGTTGGTGAGTTGCACCGCGCCCGTCCCGCCTAACGGATCCGCTATCCCTGCGGAAACCTGCATCAGCGGGTCGGCTGCCCACACCGCGTTGGTCCAGTCTTCGCTCCAGTTCAGCAGATTGTCCATGGGATCCAGAAACGTAAAGGTTGTAAGCTTTCCTTCCGTAGCTTGAAACAATGTTTCCAGCGACAGGAATTCAGCGTCGGTCAGGTTCGAATACTGAAGTTGCCACGCTATCGCAGCTGAGCCTGGATCGCTCATCCGAATATTGTCGCCGGAAGGAAGCGTGTTGGTAATGGTTCGCAGCGTGGTTCTCCGGCTGACCGGAAGTTGAGAAACCACACCAGTCGAGAGCTGCGGATAGTAAAGCATTTCAGGTGCGGTTCTCCGAAATGGTTAGAGTTGTCTTTCCCTGCTCCACGTCGCTCAGCTCTTCAGCCATCACATCCCCGCTCAGGCTGCAATTCGAATAGACCGTGCCATCCCATGGATCGGTGAAACTGAAACTTTCCGCCGCCCCACTCTGCGTAAGGAAGAACTCGTGGAGTGTATGTAACTCGGTCTCATCCAGTAAGTCAAGCTGGATAATCCATTGCTTCAGAGGCGTTTGATATCCCCGAAACCGTTGCTCGGACCCGTCCACGAACCGCACCACGTCGGTGGAGAATGCAGTCGCTCTTTGCGCCGGATATTGCAGTATCGCGCCTGTTTTCAGCGTAGGAAACATGTTATAAGTCCGTAATGACGTCACTAAGCGAATGTGAGTTCAGCAGCGCGGCTTTGACGGCGTTGGCAATATCATCGCTGTGGTCCAGGAACGATTGGCTGTCCATCGCATTCACTTGAACAGTTACTTGGGGCGCGGAACTTGCCTGCTGAACTCGCGGTTGTCCGTTCTGGCCTGAGTCCACCGGCGCCACCTGCCCCGTTCCGGTGACTCCCGCTTGGTAATTTACAGCCGGGGGTAACGTGAACGGCGTTGGCGCGCTCAGGTTCTGCGTGCTGCTACCGGTGAACAAGCCTATCAGCCCGCTGATAATCGGAGACAAACCCGATCCCAGAACGCTTGACGCTATCCCTCCTAAGGTCCCTCCTGCCGTACCTCCGCTTCCTTTCGTCGTGGTGCTCTGCCCCAACGCCGTCGTATTGTCTTGCGTCGCGCTTATCTGCGATTGTTGGACGGATGTCAGATTCCCGATCTGCTCCGTTAAACTTGAGAGTGCGTTGTTTACGTCCTGGCTCGATCCTGCCGCGGCCCCGGACAGTCCACTCGCCGCGGACCCACTCGAACCGCCCCCGCCCGCTGCCCCGCTGCTTCCAACCACTGCAGGAGTCACCGCCAGCTCCTGCAGCACCTCGCTTCGCGACAGGCTTGAGACGACGCCCGACGGTAAGAGGCTCTCCAAATCACCTCGACGCATCCTGTTTCTCCAGTCTCAATTCGTTCTCCAAAATAAAGATCGCCTCCACCACCCGGGCCGGCAGCCGATAAACATCACTTACTCCAATAAGTTTCCATGCGTGGAACTCCTCCAGCAGCGACGCGCTTTCAGGCGTGATATAGGACCTCGGGCAACTCCCGGCGGCGGTCTTTCCTCGCGCCCAGATCACTTCCGGCCCGCCCGGCGCCGCATCTCCCAACCATCCACATCGCCGTTTCTTCTCCAAGCCACTCTTGCGGCAGGTGTCGCATTTCCACGCGGCTTGATTCGCAAACTGGAAATGGAACGCGACAATCAGTTTTTTCTTTCGCCTTCGCTGAGTCCGCACTGCTCCTTGATGGCGATCACAATTTCCGTGGTCAATTTGTCCGGACCTTTTTCCAGCAGGCTCTCCGCCGTTGCCGCTTCGCCATCTATCGTCAAGCCCGCGATGCTCACCAATCCCCACGTCAGATACATCGCGTCCACTTCTTGCGCCAGGATGCTACCTTCAATCTTTTCCTGCAACTGGCTGCCGGCCTCCAGGAACTCTGCTTTCCTGCTGATTTCGCGTGCCCGCCTGCTCAATTCCATTCGGCGGCCGAAAGAGATCCGATTGATGACGAACGTTACCGCCGGCAATGCCTTGGACCGAATCATAAGCACGCTCTCATAGGCGTCCCTCGGCCGAGCTCCGTTCGCTTGGTGGCCCGCGCGCTCTGTTCTATCCAAACGCGACAAAAAGTTCATTATCTACGCTCCCTTGCGCCCGGCAGTTCGCAAATTGCCACTGCTGCCGCGTCTCTGTGTCGCTGAACTGGGGCACGTCCGGAACTACGCTCTGCATGTATATGCCGAACAGTTGCCCCTGCTGCTGCCCAAGTTGAATCATCACGCTGATCGGCGATTTCTGGCGTGCTGCCTGGTAAAGAGCCTGCGTCGCCGAATTGTCCTGTTGGTAAAGGCTGAAGTCAACAGTTACGGTGCGAAGTCCGGGTGAAATCGCGGCTGGTAAAGCTATTCCAAATTCCCGTTCGCGGAGATCGATATTATTGTCAAATGTAATTTGGGCTGCCGTTAGAGTAAAGAATTGATTGGGTATGCTTCCTAGCCACACTTGCCCTAAGTGGCCTGGGATGATCGAATAATTTAGCGGAGCCACCGTTGGCTCTACCGGAAAAGCACTAAGTCCGCCTTGACCACTTGAAAAACTCGAGCTGTCCAGCACATCTTGAGCTTTTCCCGAGAAATCGAATTCGTGAAAGTCACCGTTGACCTTCAGCGTCAGTTTGTCCACCGCCGCCCCCGGTAGAATACGTTGCACTGCCGTCCCCGGACTCCAGTAATCGTAGATCGTGATGCTATTCAGCACCTCGGCCGGTTGATACCCCGCCGTCGGCCCAGTAACGGAACTGGTGGCCGGCGATACGGTGAAAGGTGCTTGCAGTTGCACCGTGAAGTTATCCACCACTGCGGACACGAACCGAATCTCGCCGCCACTCATTACCGCCTGTCCGGGAGTTAGCCCATGCGCTGCCGCGAACGCCACTTGTGTGGAACTCGGCATTCCTGCCACCGTTCCCCCGCCCGATAGCGCCCCCGCGCTGCCGAGACATGCCTGAAACAATGGCCCGTGGCCTGGAAGGGCTGTTTGGTCGGCCCAGTTCGACATGTAGCTTTTCAGATCAAAGCTGGTGTCGCTTCGCAAACCGCTCGGGTTTCCAACAAATGTTCTCGATCCGGTCTTATCCTTGCGCTGGGCCTTCTCCAGCTGCTGTTTGATGCTAAGAGCCACCGCCGGGATGCGATTTGCCGCCGCAACCGTCGCCGCAGTCCCGTAGGTCTCCTCCAAAGCAACGTAGTAACGATTGTCATTCGATAGAATGTACGACATATATGATGTGTCTTTCGTGAACTTTTCTTTACCGAACCGCGACCGTGAGGGAGTCGGTGCCTTTCTGGTTCCGCCCGGCCACGAAGGCAGTTTTTCTCCGCGGCCGGCTAACAGTCTGCACTGACATCCAGAACAAAAGACACCTTTGCGATCTGAATAAAGTTCAGCCCACCCTGCTTCACTCCGCCAAATGCAACCTCATATTTACCTCCGTAGAACACGCCGTTTCCCCAATCACCCCGGTTGCTGTCCAACACTTGTGTAATCGCGTCGGCATACAACTGAACTTGAGTCCCTATGTTGTCCAAGCGATCTTGCGAAATTCGTGCCTCGATCACCATGTCCGCATCTCCCGAAAACGCCCGGAACTTCTCGCGCAATAGGTTGGCGATTTTGTTGCAGTAGACACAGACCATCGGATACTTAATAGCGGTGCTGTGTTCCGCCAAGTCTGGCGGAACGTTGAGCGCCATAATCTGTTGGGGCGCAATCGCCGGCAACGCTATGCTCTGCTCGGCTGCCAGTGCCGCCACCGTGTCCGGGACACCCCCGGTCGTCGCAGCTAGAATTGCTATTAATTTGTTAGTGCTTAATGTACCGATCTGCAGCAAGGCCTAGCCCCTTTCAATCACCCGGTGATCTGCCAGAAACCACGTTGGCTGCTGACCTCGGCCTGGTGGGACCCCTGCTCGGAGCGCCGTAGCCAACGTCCACGTGCTGCCAATCTCGATCGGGCTGCTGTTTTGCAAACTCGTCGCCTCCGGCGCATCTCCGACATACGCATTCCAACCCGCGGCGCTCGGCGGCGGAGTCACTGCGCTCACCACCAGCTGCTGCCCCGTGGACGTCGTGAGCTGGGCAACCTCACTGGCGCTTCCGAACTGCCCCGTCTGATTCACCCATGCCACCGCCACATAGTAAGTCGCGGCCGGCCCGCTTCCTGGAACTGTACTCAATACCGGCGCCAATGCCTTCGGGATTGGCCCGGAGACTAACCCTACTCCGATCTGTAAGTAACTATCTTGGCCCGTCTTAGCGAGCTTTTCATACTCGGTCCATTTCCCCTTATACCGGTCGTTCAGCTGATTGTTGTATGCGTCCCGATACACTAGCGCCAGAGTCTTATAGGCGTGCCAGCGTCGTAACGGGTCGGTGACAACTACGTCGCCCACTCCAATAGTTGGCCCGACGTTAACGGCCCAAATCGGATCACGTTGACGGAAACGCCGCGTTAGGAACAGTATCAGCTCATTCGCAACCTCCCCTTGCGCCAGCGCGCTCTTTCCTGCCAGATCTATCTGCTCAGTGTTCGCCACTGTCAGAATGGCGTTCTCGTAATTTTGAAGGTCTAACGCTTCGTTGATGGGTCCGTCCGTGAACAAAGCCATGGCGCACCCAAACCTCAACGCTTCTCCGGCCGGGAGGCGTTCTTCATCGCTCGAAAATCACCTTCCGACACCACGTTTACCTGGATCTTCTGCGCCATCGTCCGCTGATCTGCTTCTTGGCGTGCCTGTTCCATCGCCGCGCGGTACTCGGCAACTTCCTCGGCGCCCGCCAGTCGGGCGCGTCCTTCCAGAATCAACCTCGCGGCGTTGCTCCGCGACACTTCCGACTTTTGTCCTGCCCGTCCGCCATCGGACGTTTCATGGCTGACCACCATCACGTGTGCGTCGGTAATTTCTTGTTCGATCTTTCGCAATTTCTGGTAGAACAGTCGTAAATCCATGTTTCTCCCTTCGAGTAACGCAGGCGCTTTCGCCTGCGCACCCGTTGACATCGAACTTCACTTGCGCAGCGGCTAACTATCAACTTGCACGCCGAACGTATTGCGTAGAACCGCGCATCCATACAACACATCCACGGTGAATTGCTGCGCCAATGTGTTCGGCTGATAGCTCATCACCACACGCAGCCCGAAGTTGCCCATCTCCGCGTATTCCGCGATGGCGCCGGTTCCAGGCAGCGGTTGAGGCAGTCTGCGGATCACCAGGCCGATCCCATCCCTCGCGAAAGCTATGTTATGCGTAGTTATCGGCGCGCTGCCGGTCTTAGATACCAGCTGGGAGCGGAAAATGAAGAAGTCCTTTAGCTTACCGACCGCGCCATCCACCAGCGCGCGAAGTCCAGCCTCACCGGCGGAATAATATTCGCTGAATCGCGGAATTTGACGCAGTGCCGAGTAAGTGACCGGATCAACCACCAGATACTTCCCGGCGCTGGCCGGCACCATGGCCTGGAACAGCGATGTCTCGGCCTGATCCACCACGGCCTCCGTTATTGCAACTCCCGGAAGGCCTACCGCCGTGTTAGCCGTGAATTGCGAATACAGGTTCAGAAGATCGGATTCGATTCGCTCCGCTAAGGCTACTACTGCGGGTTGCATGTACAACTTCAGAAGGTCCGGTACCGCCAGCACCTTGGTCACGTCCGGAATTTGAAAGGTCGCCTCAGCGTGCGTGTTCAGCACGATCTGTGCGTTCCCCAGGTTCGGATTCTGCGTCTGAACCGTCCCTCCCTCCGCGATGTTGTTAGCCACCAGAACAGCGGGAATTGGAACGTTCACCGTGTCCCCGGAGTGCGCCAACGTCGGTTCGTAGTCCCGGTTGACTAAGTTACCCATCACCAGATTGGTGACAAGCGCTGGTAATGCGTCCACTGCCACTAATTTCACAATCGCAGTTGCGACGTTTGCTGATGTAATTATTCCCATCGTTTTTTCCTTTTCTTGTCGTTTTCATTCTGTCGCCCCGAGGTGCCCGCCGTTCAACGGACCGCTCACCCCAGCGCTTATCAAAGACCCCTTAATGCCTGACTTGCCACCCGCGCGATCTCCTGTCGAGCCTTCTCTAGATCCTCCTTGCTCATGCCCACTCGAATCTTGTCCAGATCGATCCCACCTCCACTCGCAGCGATCTTCGGCGCCGATCCCATTCCCGATCCGCCCGTGATCCGCGCCGGCAGCAGCTCCGGATTCTCTTGTACGAACTGCGCCAGGTACTCGCGCACTGGAACTTCACCCTGCCCTCCCCTGGCCGTCAGCCGCCCGTCCTCTCCGCGCTGAATGTCGTCTTTAACGGCACGATACGCTAAGTCGACTTTGGCCACGCCCAGCCGCTGCAACTCCGTGCGAATCGACATGCTTCGATCAGCCTCCTCCGCCATCTGGCGGCTGCGCTGGTTTTCCTGAACCAGGTCGTTCATTCGCCGCTCCAAGTCCTCGCGGCGTTTGCGCTCATCCAGCAATTCAGCCTTGTATGCGGGCTCTGCTTTGATCTGTTGAGCGCGCACAAACTCCTCGATCACCCCTTGAATAATAGGGCGTAAGTCCGTACTTTCTTTTTTCGGATCTTCCATAAACCTCCTATGAGTGGGGCAGGCGCTTTCGCCTGCCAACAAGTTCTTCCGCAGAGCTGTTAAGTCTGTTGATCAATCTCCCGGCCAATCCTGTCTTTCACTTCCTGCCTCACGTCACACAGGAATTGGAAAGCCAGTTTCTTGAACACCTGTCTCTGCAATGTCGGCGACTTGATTCCTAAGCCCAGAAGCGTTTGCGCATCAGCCAGCTCCGTGCCAAAATCGCCGATGTCGAATTCGTCCATGCCGGAGACATCCACGCTTAAGTCGTCCTCCCGCGCCGCTTCAATCGCTCGCAGCGCCCGCTTCATGGCTTCTTTCACAGCATCGCCATAAGCACGCAGCACCTCTTGCGTAATTGCGAAATCTCTTTGCTTGCTGAGACCCGACAGCGCCGTCGCTCCCGATAGCGCCGCGCCCGCGTGTGCCACGTGACAAACCCGGTAAATCTCCTCCTGCAGGCGCGCCAGGTTGTCGGCCGCAATCTGATAGACGTGGCCTTCCGGCTCAGTCCACCCGAACCGGTCCTGTGGACCAAGTTGGATGTAGTAAGACTCACCCATAACCTGGTTCCAATCACGCTCCGAGTACACCACTGGCATGGCGAACAATCCCATTGTTAGTGCCCATCCCAGCGCGTTTGACTTATTGAAGTGCTCTAGCTGCAGCGATCCCGCTTTGTTCAACAGCCACAGACCCTCTGACACGCGAAGCTCCACTAACGGAACTCGTTCCTGCTTCGCCAACCCGTGTCGCCCCTCGGACAGAACTTCGATATGGCCGCGCTCAGTACCCTGCTCCGCCTGCTCGTAGATGCGGTAGTTCTCTTTGTCGTAATACACCCAGCGCGTCAGCTTTGTCCACGCCGCATCCTCGATCTTTGCTTTTCTGAGACTTTGCGTCCTCAGTACCACCCACTGGTAGTGACCGTGCTCGTCGTAACTCCAGTTAATCAATTCATCCGCCGCGTAACTCACCAGGTAGGCTCGCGACGCACCCCGCTCATCCTCTTCGGCCCGTGTTCCCGCCGGATGGCCGAGCCGGGGAAAATCGATCAGGATAAAACTCTTACCGCTTACAAGTGCATCGATGAACTGCCTCCGGAAAAACTCCGTGACGCTGGTCCCTTTCAGGTCGCAATCCTCGGTAAACTCCGAGTAGAAGTTTTTCGCACGCTCGTTCTTTCCCTCAAACGCCAATACCGGCTCGCGGCGGAAAAGCGTGGCCGTGTACCAGTCCACAATTGAACCGATGTAATTCTCATAGAAGCTGCGGCTCAGCCTCTCCGCATAAACATCGCCTGGTTCCTTTTGCCGGCGGACTAAGTACCGGTCGGCATTCATCTTGAATTGCTCCCCGCCCGCATATAGATCCCGGTATTGCCGCCACATGGCGCGCTTATTCGCGTAGTCCGGATGCTCGTGATTGATGTCGAAAGTGCTGCTGCCCGTATTCATCTCGTCTCTAAATCAGCCGGTTGCTTTGCTCGCCGAATGCTGTCTGCGGCCGGCATTCCTGCCAGATCAAATAGCCCAACGCATCCGACAAGTGCGTCCGTTGCGAATCCTTGTCCTTATCTATAACGCCGCTGTCCGGCTTGAACGTCACTTCTTCGAAATCCATAATCAGAGCCTTGCAGCGCGGGTCGGCGAACAAGCTGACTTGTTCGCTCGCCGAGAACAGCTTTGCGTTCACTAGCGCTATCCGCTCCCGCACGCTTGGATTACTGGCCGGTACTCGAAACTTGACATTCCGATATGCCGTGTGCCGGAAATACTCCTTGATGATTTGATAGTCCGTCGTCCCGGCGGTCTGTAACCGTTGTCCCGAAGCGTCTCCATAAATTACAATTCCCGCCGGATGATTTGGGTACCGGTCATAAAACTCCTGGCATGCCTCCGTGGTGCTGGCCCTGCTCAACACAATTTCGTCCAAAACCCGCACCTCGTCTCCGTTCCATTGCGCCACGATCGAGCTCATCGGATCTACGTTGAAGTCCAGTGCCCACAATAATGGCCATCGCGTATCAACTTCTATTACCCGAACATTTCGCGCCCGGCTGAATCCCCTGTAAACCACCCCCGCCTGGACGTTCAAGTACTCGCCCAGCACTTCTTGCTCAAAGAATTTCGGGTCGTAGCTGCTCTTCAGCCGGTCATAAAAATCAGGCACCTTGTCCAGCACGTGCCTGTTCTCGAATGCTTGCGCCAGAACCACTTCGTACCCATCCACGCGGTTCCGTATAAAACGGCGATGTACCCAATCGAAGCCCTTCGGCGTCCATACCCCGAAGCCGCATAACCGAGACCCCTTGGGGTCCCTCAGGCGCCCTTCCAGGCGCAGCCATGCTTCCTCCGCCGTGTAAGTCAACTCATCCAACCCGAACCACGCCAGGTTAGTGCCACGCAGCCTCTCAAAATCGTCGACCGCCCGAAAGTAAATGCGCGAGCCGGTGTCCGTCATAACCAACACCGATTCCGACTTATTGAACGCGTGAGGCAGCCCGTTTGCACTCACAATTTCCAGGAAGCTGGTGAGTGTCGCATCCCGCAACATCGGGTAAGTCGGCGCCCCGATCAATCCTTGTCTACCCGGATTTAAGTAACTTAACCGGATCGCTTCCTGGCAGAGCGCTTGGCTCTTTCCGGCGCCGATCGGGCCCGAAAAGCCTTTGAATCTGGCCGTCGAACAGTGAAACCTGCGCTGCGAAGGCAGCGGGCTGTACTCTATTTCCCGGCGTCTTGTCTCTCCAACCGGTCGCTCCACGTAACAATAACCTCCGCCGGTTGCTCCTCCTGCTCTAACTCACGTTGCAATTGGATCAGCCGGATGAAGTCTGCCAGCGTGACTTTCGTCTTTTCCGAGCCGAGCTGTTTTTCAAGTCTTGAAAGCAGAGAGTTGATCAGCTCCTTGCGGCTCTTCGTCTTTGCCCGCGAGATCTCGACTTTTCTAGGAATTTCGCGAACCGGTAAAGTGTGTATCTTAGTCTTTCGTTTCATCGCGAACTCCCAAAAAAACGGGGCGCCCCTTTCGGAA